AAACTTTTCAGTCTGCACTATTTCTAGCAACTGTTTTTTGAGACGAGCTTAATAGTGTTGCCAAAGTTGCGTTAGTTTCTGTTACTGTAATTTTCATTTTATTTTTTATTAAATATCTTCAATATATCAAACAAATCAAGCAGTTATGGAAGCCGCTTTATCACAAGTTGTTTCAAAAGCCACTACAACTCAAGCTGGCACTGGAAATGGTTGATCTAACACCAAAGCTTCTGATCCGTCTTGAAAAGAAATTGCTGCTTGTGGAATAGTCAAAGCGTCTTCTGTATAATCGTAATCTAAAATATTTGTAGTAACTAATCTTACTGTAACTCTAGCCGCAGCAGTTCCACTCGTAGCACCTGCATAAAGAGATTTAATCATTAATCTTTTTCAAGCTGGCACTCTTCTTGCACTACTACTACACCTCCTACTTCAAGCTAAAACATAGCTGTAAGTTGTTCAAGCATTTGTCGCACTAATATTTCAAACTGCTTGTCTTGCACTTCAAACAGTTGCAATGTGCATACATTGAATAAATCTTATATCGGTAGCTGTTGTAGTAACAGTAGTTAATCCTTCTAAATCAATTAATTCAGTTTGTACGTTTAAATCTCAATCTAAATAATGAATGTGTAAACTTCTTATTCAAGTTCAAGCGTCTTTGTCATCTGCTGCATTATTACTCGCTAAAGTCATTTGTACTCAAGCTTCATCTGGTACAGCTAAAGCTGGAGAATTATCTTTTGGCCAAACTAAATGGTTTGCCCTTCAAGTTGAAGTGATAAGCTCTCAATAAGCAGCAAAAGGTTGTGCTCAGCTAACATTTCATCTTGAAACTTCACTTGCATAAATATCGTCTGAAATATAATCTCAATGACTTTTTATTTTATTTCAAACGCCGTCTTTTAATCTATTATTTTTTGCGTCAATCATTTTTAATTTTTAACTAATAAAACTTTTTTGTATTTTATAATCTTTCAATCCCATTTAGCCTCTCATTTCACTTTGTACTTTACTAAGTCAATTGTCAAAATGTCGGCTTCTTTAATATCAGCAGTGTTTTTTGTCGTGAAATTATATTGTTTCCCGAATTTATCAAGCTCTAAACCGTCCTCTTCTGTAACTGGGGCTAAATATCCTTTATAAGTATTTCAAGTAAGTTGATATGAGCTTTTTTTTTCGCCTCAAGTTCAAGTATAAATATTTCTTGTTACAGTAGCCGAATCTTTAAAATATCCTTTCACTAAATTGCTTTGTAATTTTCTAAGATTGCTAAAATATCGTCTGGAGTTTTCTTAACATCATATCTAACACTTGCACCGTCAACACTTTCGCTAACAATTCAATCAGCATTTCTTGTGTTGAAGTAATAAGCTGCAAGTCTAATTTCTGCAAGATTTAAATCTGCAGGGACTGTTTCAAATCAAGCATTGTAATTTACTTGAATATTTTGGAAACCTCTTACAAGATTGAAAGCTAAATAAATCCTTCAAGTTTCTTCGTCTAATCTATAAGAATCTTCGTCAAAAGCTTCCCAAACAGGAGTTCAAAGAGTTCCTGTGTTATATTTGAACGAAGTCAAAGAATTTACTGGAAACTGCTTTAAAAGAAACTCCCTCTCAGCTTTTCAGCTATAAAGTTCGTCTGCGTAATCATTCGCTTCTAAATCTCTTCCAGTGTAACTTTTAATAAAAGCGTCAGCCTGTCAAAGTAAAGCCGTCAAGAGTGTATCTTCGTCACTGTCTGTAATTCAAAGATAGCTCTTTAATTCTGCAAGATTTGCTAACATTATTTATTTTCTTTAGTTTCTAAAATTGCTTTGTTTTTCTTCTTATTGTTTTTCTTCTTCTTATTTTTTTTTCTAGTTACTGGTTTTTCAGTAGTTATTTTCTTTTCTCAAGAAATAATCTCTGCGTATCTTAAAACAAGCGGAGTAATTTTGTGTTCTAGCATTTCAACCTCTTCACATTTTTTGTAAGGGTAAAGCGACTTGATAAATTTTACTTTTACGGTTTTCATAGACTTATTTTTAATTATTAAGTTTTTAATTTTTTCAATGTTTCACTCATATTTACAAACAGTATTAAACTTTTCATTTATGAATTTCTTGAAACTATCTTTTTTTAGTATTTTGTCATCTGAGCTAAGAAATATTTGTTCTTCTGAAACTTTAAATTCATCTCATTCGTACGCTTTACAGTCTCTCATAAATTCGGAGGAAATTCAACAATAATTACAATATAAATTTCTCAATAAGTATCATTGCGACATATCATATTCACCGCACATTTTCAGAAATTTTGTCTTATTATAAATTATTGGGCAATGAAGTGAAAAATCCTTTCAGTCTGGAAATAAATCGTGAGTCTTCTTTAAATTTGTGTAATAAGCTCATTTTTTTTGATTTAGGCTTTCTCTGTATTCTATATGTTCTTTGATTGAACCTCTATTAAAATAATCTATTTTTTTAATTGGTTTTAATAAATAGAAGTCATCGTTCATAAAAACAAAATCACTACTTATTCTTTCATCGTTACAAGCTATTTGTATTTTGTGCAAAGCGTTTAAGCTTTTTATTTCGTAAGGGTCACTTGCTGGTATATGTACAATATTTTTTACCCACTCTGGTTTGTGTCAAATAATAAACACAGAACGATGAGGGATATTTTTAAGACTCCTTAAGCTAAATAAAAGCTCGTTGTTGCAATCTTTTGTTTCTTTTAAAATATAGACAATATCCATACAAGTATTTAATAAATACGTAGAAGGAGAGGATTAATTCCTCTCCTCTATACTTACTTACTAAACTTCTATGAAGAAGCTCAAGCAACAAGTTTTGTAAAGGCTTCTCAGAAAGTAGCTTCTCAACCATTTCTAGTAGTTCCTTTAAGTGAGTGGATTCAGTCTCTGAATCCATTTCAGTATTGACCTCTTTCAAGAGTCAAACCTTTTCTTCTTACAAGTGTGAAATATTTTAAATCTCAAAGAATTAAAAGTTCAGCGTCAGCTACATCTGCAGCAGAGTTTTGAACTGGAGCTTTGTCAGAAATAATTATTCCGTAACCCATAAGAGTTGGATTTACATCTCTCATTTCTGGGTAAAGAGGGTATCAATCAAGTGTTTTGATTGCTCTAATTTTTCAGAAAATGTATTGAGACATAATCCATTTAACTTGAGATCCTTTTCTTTTGAATCTCATTGCAGCCTTAGTGACTACATCAGTTAAGTTTGTGTCGTCAATATCTCAAGCTGTTTCAGTGGCAGCCAATGTAATTGAGTTAACATCTGAGTTAACAAATAGTCATTCAATTGCACTTGATCCAGTACCGTTTAAGATTTCGTTTTCTAAGAAAGCAGCTTGTGATTCTCAGATAAATTCAACAATTAAGTTGTAAAGGTCTGGAATAGTCATTGCGTCTTCTAAAACTTCTTCAGTCATATCTACAAGCGTTACTGCTTTGTAAATATCAATTGTAACGAAAGCAGTTACTGCGTCAGAAGGAGACACAACTCAAGCCTCAGCAACATAGGCTGTAGTAACTCAGTTAGTTGCTTTTGGAAGAGAAATCTTGTCTCATTTAGCTAGAGGAAGAATTTTAACAGAATTAACAACTGGGTAAGTGTTGATTACTCTTAAAACGTCTGATTCAAATTGGTCAAAAACAAGTTCTGCTCATTCTGTACCAGTTCATTCGTTCATTGTTTTCATTGTAGCAGCAACAGTTTCTTTGAAACCTCTTTCAGAATTGATTCATTTTGCAATTACTTCTTTTACAATTGAAACAACTGCAGTTTTAGCAAATGCTTCTTTTACTGCAGGATCTGCAGATTTTTTTGAAAGAGAGATTTCTTTCAGTTGAGTTTTTACTTCATCAAGGTTTTTAGCAGAAGTTTCTTCAAAGTTAGTAAACTTTTCTAAAACTACAGCTTCAACAGCTTCTGGTAGAGCTTCTTGAATAGATTTCATACCGTCTTTAATTTGTTTTTCGATATCCATTTTTTTAAAATTAGTGGTTAATATTATTTTTTCAGAGACTTAAAGCTTTTCAAGACGTCTCCGATTGCCTTGTCAATTGATTGAATAGTTTCTTTCTTTTCCAGAAGCTCTGCTTCTTTCTTTTCAAGTTCTTCCTGTCAATCCTCATTCGCGTTTTTATCCGCCAGAGTTTTTAACGCCGATTTGATGTCGGCAACATCGTTTTGCATTACTGCAATTGATTCTGTCATTTTTACTTCAAAGCTTTTTTCTTCTACAGCTTCAAAAGATTTTGTCTTAAGTTCTTCTTTGTGATCTTCAACCCATTTTTTAACTTCGTCTAAAGTTTTCCATTTTTCTTTATCAAAAATTAGAGATTGTAGAGTTGTTGTCGTTTCTCCTTTAAGTTTTCAAATTACTGCTTTGATTTTATCTTTTTTAGAAAAGTCAATAGTTCTAAAACTTCAATCTTCAAAGTCTTTAGGATCTCTTACTCTGTATCTAAAAGATTTGTCTGTTTCGTCAAAAACTTTCGTTTCTGGCTCTTCTTTTTCTTCTTTAATCAATCAAGCTTCTAAACCTTTCTTATAAACTTCTGCAGCTTTTCAATCAAGAGAAACTGCGTTAGGATTTGCAGGAACTGCAACAAAAGAAACTTCAAGTAATTCTGCTTTTTCAATAATTGAAGAATCGTTTTCGTCTCTCTTCAAAGGAATAAATCAAACTGAAACAGTTTTAAGCATTCATTCATCATAAAGAGATTTTGCAACTTGTGCTAAAGGGTTTGTTTTTGAGAAAACTCCTTTAAGTCTTTTTACTCCGTTAGAAGTGTAAAACTTAAGACCTTTTCAAATAATTGTTTCAATTCTGTATTGGTGATTAGCTAAAATTACAGGGTTTTTATCCCAGTTCTTAGTATCCCAACCTTTAATTTTTATTACTTCTCAGTCTCTGTCAACGTCTTCTGTCGAAGCTACAACATCAAAAAGGAAATCTTTGTCCTCTTCGTTGGCTTTGATTTCAACTTCTGAGATTGCTTCTTTAAGTTCTTTTGCAAGTTGCTCTGAGTAAAGTTTAAATTTATCCATTTTTAGATTTTAGTTTGTTTAGTAAGTAGCCGTTTCGTTAATTAGTTTAGCAGTAATTGCCGAAGCGTCTGCTCTTGAGTAATTACCTTTAAAGCTTAAAGTTTGTGAAACTACTTCGTCATTTCCTTGTGCCTTACTCCATTCTGTAAAGTTAGCAGCTGCTAAATCTACTTCAAGAGTTGGATTGTCTGAAACTCAAATTGTAGTGTCTGTGTCAATTAGAGAGAATCTAATTGCTTGTTTAGTTCAATCAAGTGCGTTTGCTTCGTAATCAGTTGAATTTTCGTAAAGAGCAGTGAAAGATCCCTCAATAGTAAATTGTTGGTTTATAAAATCTTCTACTCAAACACTTCCTAGACATTGTTGGTCTAAAATGTTTTTTGAAATTGTAAGTTCAAAAGATTGAATACATTTTGCGTCTGCCGCTCATAGTCAAGCCAAATTTGCTGCAACTTTAAAAGTTCAGTGTTTAGCTAGTAAAGAGTGATCCGCTGTATAAGTTACTGTGTGTGAAGCAGATTCTCAAGCTTTAGCTTTAAAAGTAATTGAGTAAGTTGCAAAGCCTCAAACTTCTGCTGAAACAGTCATTGATTCAATCGCTGCAAGAGCGAAAGCAGTGTCTCAAACTGGATCATTTACTCAAATAGTAAGAGTTTGGTGTTGGTTTGTATTGTCAAGCGTGTAATCGTGTTGGTAAGCTCAAGTTCCTGTAGTTTCTGCAGAAGAAACAGCTCAAAGAAGCGAAAGAAGAGGCAATCAAATTGCTTCAATTCAAATGTTTCCTTCGATTACTCACTCAGCCCACCTTTTAGAAATATGTGCGTCAATGTTGTCAACGATTACTCAAAGAGAGCTTTCGTCTTGGATTGATTCGTGTTTTTCGTCAAAATCAATGTTTGTTTTAGGAGCCCATTGTGAAACTGCAACTGCAGTCCCTCTTGTACCTTCCTTTCAAAATCAAACATTTACTTTTCTTCAAATGAATTTTGTCATTGTTATAAATTATTTGTACAATAACAATTTAAACACTATATCTAGCGTTGTAAAACTCATTGTCAACTAAGTTGTCATTTTGCAATCTTTTCTCTAATTGTTTTATTCAGTTTGTAATATCCCTGTCTACTCTCAATGTAGAATTTATCCATTATTTCTTGTCTTGTGTATTTTCTGGAAAAAAGCATTAAAACAAAATCTTGTTCTTTTCTTTTAAGAGTATCAAATATTTTTTGATTAAGTCCTTGTGGTGCAATTTTTTTCTTTTTCATTTTTTTTAAATTATCAAATAAATATTGAAAGTTCTGACTCTGTTTTAAGCTTCATCATACAAGCATAACGGACAGCGTCGATTCAATGATTGAATTTGTCGATTGGTTTGTTTGTTGGTTTTCCTTCTTTGTCTTTAGCCCAAATATATTTCTTAAACTCCTTCTTTAGATTTATGCTTCTTGCAGTAATATAAATTGGCTGTTGTTTCATTAAATCCAATCAAAACTTAATTGAGTCTGGTCACTTTGTAACTGGTTTAATATTGTAACCTCATCTGTAAATCTCTTCAATCGACTTCGGCTCTGCTGAGTCTCAAAAAATCTCTAAAGCCTTCTCAAATCAAAGCATTTTAAATTCTCAAACAATATCTTGGTTAGTTAATCAATGCTGCCAAAGCTCCTCGTCC